GGTGCGGAGATACGCATACTCTGGATCGTTCAAAAGTTGTTTAACCTTTGGCATATGATCTTTATTCATTACATCTACGCCTAGCTCAGTTCTCCACTTCTCTATAACGATAAGAGGAATACTAGCAACTTTACGCAAACCCATAGGAGCTTTGCTAGTATCGTAGAGAGAGTCTCCGTTAATTTCCTTTTTATTCATGTCGAGCAAAGGCTGTACATCTTGTGTAGAGTGTACTATACCCTTATCATCGGTATGATCGTATCTGAAATTTCTTTTGATTGGGTCACTCACTATCCAATCTCCTCAAAATTGGGAGAGGCCGTTAAGACCCCTCCCGTAGTTGAACAGTCTAGCTAAGATCGTAGACCGCGCCGTGTGCCTTCTCGTTATCTACCTGTAAGGTATATTCAACGATAATAGCACGTTGCTCACCATCAGAAGTAGAAGCTACTTCTCTCTGGTTGAACGGACGTAGATAAGCTAACTTGTAGTACTCAGGATCAAGAAGCCATACATCCCTAGACCGTTGGAAACGGTTAGGAACAACGGCCATTTCACCAAAGTCGGATACATAGATATCCATACCACCGATTATACGACCATCAGCCGTATCAGTCCAGTTAGAAACGCCACTAGACCCGCCTACGCCCACAAAGCTAGAGAACGTCTGCTTCTGAGCAGGAGCCATCATCAAGTACTTGGTGTTGGCACCGTTGTTATAGGCAAGAAGAATAACGGCTTTTAGCAGTGTTTCCGTGAACGCACGTTGCGTACCATCGGTACGAACTGCACCTGCGCCCCCAGAGCCAACTGCCGTACCACCAGAGCCAATACTAGCGTTGGTGGTTATCCAAGAAGTCAAACTCCCTAGTTTACGAACAGTAGAATCAGCGGACATAGCGGTTTTACCAGTATTCGCGCCTATCAAGCTCGTTTCCATATCGCGCTTCAATTCAGCAGCACGTTTGGACATCTGGTACGCAAGTTCTTCCTTACGTCCAGCTTTCGACACGGCATCTAACGTGCCAGAAACCAGCGTAGTTTTCAAGCTGATCTGACAGATATTACCAAGTCTAGTAGTTGCGGCAGGTTCAGCGGCAGTAAGCGTTGCACCTTCCTCGTTAAAGTTAGTAGCAACAGCAGTCGCAAGAGCGTCAGTCTGCCACTCGTGATTTACTGCAATAGCATCAGTCCTACCACCCATCGACATGAAGGGCGTTTCTGTAGGAGAGATGTCGTAAATTACATTCTCAAGGTCTTCTCTAAGACCCTTGGAGGAGAATGTAACGTATACTCCAGTTGGTTGTGCCATAGTTGGCTATCCTTTCATCAAGAGATCATATCCAGAAAAACATTTGCAGCATCTCTTGGATGTCCCGTCTTTGACAATCTCTGCCGTTTACCCTTTAAGGTACGCGAATTACGTTGCGTCTTACTCTCAGGAGTTCCCGACTTCATAACTTTTGGAACCTTCTTAGAAACCTTTTTAACAGCCCCGCTCTTCGCTTCATCTTGTAGCATTGCTTTGTGCAATACTAGGACTACGCGATGATCGGCTATGTTATTTATATCCTGTTGGTCAAAACCAAGTCCTAACGCATAGTCCCTGAGTTTGTCCCTTAAACCAGACTTAGGATTAGCATATTCAGGGAGTATTTCTTTAAGTTTTCCAGCTTCATGCTGCAAAATATCTTGCATCCTTACTGCTTGTTCCTGCTGGCTTTGATGCGCTATTCTAGTCTGTTCGGCCTTAACTTGGGAAGATTTTTCTCTTGCTTCTTGCAACTCCATGCGCTTTTCCATATAGCCCATAGGGTCAGTATCTTTAAGAGATGCCCAATCTATATCGTTAAGTTTTTGTACCTCTATATCTTGGAATTTTCCAACATTTTCCAAAATATGTCCGTACTGTTGCCTTTCATTTTGAACAGCTTGTAGGTTGGCTTCGTAAGCTTTCCTCTGTTCTGCTAGAGATTGCGACTTACGGGTGTAATCCGATTGCCGCTGATATCCGTTACGCAACTCGTCAAGACTGACCTCAAACTCTTCTCCATCTACCTTAACACGGTATACAGGATCAGGGCTTGTTTCAGAGGTTTCTTGAACAACCTCCGCTTCTTCTACCTCGTACTGCTCCTCAACTTCTTCAGGAACGTCTGCTTCCACCTCTTCTTCGGCTTGTGCCTCTATAGGGGCTTCTTCTATAACTTCTTCCTGTTGAACCTGGGAAGGTTCTGATGCTTGCTCTGGATTAGTGCTTTCTTCACTTCCAAACATGACATCAAACATATTCATTTGTGGTTCAGGTTGTGTGACTTCCGCTTGCGGATTGGTCTGACCTTCGCTCATAACTAGGTTTCTCCCTATTCTTTATTTTCGATCTTATCAGCATAAACTAACGATTCCAGGTATTCCTTTACGGAGCGTAGAGCGTTAATCTTATGCCAATATGATTCCTGTTCAGTATAATCAGCGGTATTAAGCCAATTTGCAATATGGTCTTTTTCCAAAGTTTCCCACATTTCTTTAATGATGGGATTGTTTAGAATTATAGACGCTTGGTTTGCACGTTCCTTAATATCCACTAGTGCTAACCTCGGCTGTTGCCGTAGATAGTACCTTTGTAGTAACGATTGCCGTCACCGCCTTTCTTAACTTCTGCTTCTGTATAATTCCCACCACCACCGCGAGGTAAGTTACGATCTCCCACCTCTTTCTTGTAGTTAGAATTTTTACTAGATTCATACTTCATCGTCATCACTCCCGTTTCTACATTTGCAAGGATCATCTTCTGTACACTCGCAAGGATCGCAAGCGCAGTCTGGATTATCGCATTTTGGGTTTGTCATGTTTTAATCAAAAAGTTAATAGGCTGTAGGCTTATAGTGGCTGACTCTGTTCCTATAGCTTTGGTTTGAGCAGTTCCCAGTACAAAAGCTCCTCCAACTCCTACTGGTATGTGCGCTCTATAGTCAGGAACTCTAAAGTCACTTCCAGATGTTCCAAACACTACTCCAACAACAGCGTATAGGGCAGAATAGGTTGAGGTACTGTAAGCAGTACCATCACACAGTAGCCAATCTCTAACACCGCTGATAGTCTCTGTGGTAGGTGCTGTTCCTGAAGCAAACATCACTATAGTACCCACCTCAAAGCCAAGTTTGTTCATCTGTGCGCTAGTTTGCGTAACAGCCGTGGTAGCCAAGTTTGGAAACTGCGCTTTCAGTACTGATTTAACCAACCGTACATGATCGTCACCCTCAGAAATGTTATCTCCAGCAGCAGGGTAAGCGGTATTTAGCTGGCTTATATATGTTGCAGATTCTACAGTCATGTTGGTTCACCTAAGTCAGTGTCGGAAGTATTACTATCTACAATTTTGCCAAAGTAGTTAGGAGCAGTACAGTATTTCCCTGTGGCAAAGTCTCTGAAAAATACGCTAAAAGCCTTGGAACTGGCAAAGAACCATAGAGGGGTTCCTGTCACAGTCAGTCCTACAAATGCTAAAAACTGGTCCTTCTCTTCTGTTTCCTTAACAAGCTGTTCATACGAATCTACACAGTATTGTCCAATTGCTGTTAGCTCCGCTTCTGGCTTTGCACATTGAGCGTGTAGCGAGGTGTTCAGAGCTATACTTGCCACTGCGAGAGAAGCTATGAATATTAAGGTTTGTCTAATCTTCAATGGTGTTACCTTCTGCATCCATTGCAGCACGGTCTTTATAATCTGCTCTTGAAGTAACCAAAGTAACAAAGTCTGTTTTATTGCTTGGAATAGAATCTGTAAAAGATTCATCATTAATCAACTTTGTAGTCCAATTATTTTGCATACGCTTCCAGCAATTATTAATCTTCCCTGTTACAGCGTTTTGAACCCACTCATCAATATCTAATATATCATTTTTCAGAACCATTTGATCTGTGTCGTCTATGGTCACTGTTACTGATAAACTTGCCATTTTTAATCTCCTTTAAGATTGGTTATTTCGCCCTAGGCTATAAGTGCGCCTGTGAAAAATGTATTAGTGGGTTGTAGATTAATGGTCTGAGTTCCCTGATAGATTTTTACTTGCACATATGCAGTGTCGGAAGCATCCATATCAAAAATACCAGAAAAACTTATCGAACATTGTCCCGTTGCGGCTGGACCTTCCATATTGCCCGGATTATAATAAACACTTAATGTTCGATTTGAGGTAACAAGTGCTAAGATACCATCTGTATTTGTAGTGGTTTGAGCATCTGTTGAAACCTGACCTTGTAAAAAGTATCTTCCTGTTACTGGAGCAGTAAAAGTATTTGATGCAAAGTCAGCGTTTTGGTCAAACACTTCCGTGTCGAAAACGACATTATAAGTAACTGCATTACCCGTAACATTGCTGCGTGAAGTCGAATTGTAAGCAAAAAATGCTGGTGTGAGTGGTTTTGTAACTGCACCTGTCGCATCCATCACAATGTGAGAGGTTGTTCCAAGAGTTGATCCTAAACCAAGTACAAGAGAATCAGCAGTATCATCTAATCCAATATGAAAGTCTTGTGCGTTTCCATCGAAAACTATCTTTGTATCCTCTGCCCCTGCATCGCCAATGGTCAGTGTTGGTGTAGTTCCAGTGATGGCAGTATTGTCACCAATAACTACAGTACCCGTCCCGTTTCCCTGCAATGTCACATTGCCGTTGGTAGTCTGGGCTGTTACGACATCGGCCTTGATCGTGCTTGTCATAAATCGTTACTCCTACGGCTTAGTCGGCCAAGTTGGATTGGCTGGATCGTCTGTGTTCTCAGGGAGATCGCGCAGGGCTTGTCGATAAGCCAACTGCTCTTCCGTAGCGTTGCCACGCATCATCCACCAATCTGTTTCCTCAAGAAGCTCGTCCCGTTTCCAGCGCAATTGTCTCCATGAAACTATATCCTCCCCAACATTGCCAGCAGCCTGTACAGCAGCCCAATCAATCGGAGCCGTTTCTGGCTCGTTCCACCGCACGTTAGAATTAAAAGTGGCCTCGTCTGTGACATGACCAAGGACAGAGAATCTCCAAATTTGTCCTTCTGGCTGAAGAGATAACAGCGTTTCTGTTAAGCCAAGCATACTCATGCGCCTATCTCCATTAAAATTAAAGTTGTCGTTCCGACAGCCTGTTCTTTGTTATTGTAATCGTAACCACCAGAATTTTGTATCAAAGTTAAATTAGAAAGTGACGATCCAGAAACATGGTTGGCAAAGGCTTTTAATCGGTAGGTAATGGAGGATGTACTGGATGGACTGTCCACGAATGTCAAAGAAGTGGAACTTGGTTTGGAATAATGGTCATCTCGAAACTGCGCTGTATGCAAAACACCTTCTGTACCGTTTCTTGAACTCGCATCGCCCTCACCAATTAATGTAGAATCTCTATAGAGTTTGATACCTACGAACTGAACATCGCCGCTAGTAGACGAGCCTGTAAAATGCCCCATCATTAAAATTTTAGAGGATGTTGCTGCTGGAGTAATAGTCGCTGTTACAATTTCCGCTGGTGAATCAACATTCGTATTTGAGTGTGAGGCATAATCGTTGTTGTAGGTGGACACTACTTGGAGAATTTTACCGCCACCTGCTTCCGCCCAAGAATTGTCACCACGCAGGAAATTACTCGCAGAGGCTGTGCCAGTTGCCGAAAGTTGAGCAACTCCTACGGCATCATCAGCCATTAACGCTGCTGTAATCGCATCATCAGCTATTGCAGCCGTAACGACAGCATCATCTGCTATTTTGGCAGAAGTGATCGCATCATCCCGAATGGATGCGGTGGGTACTCCAGCAGTGCCGCCAACTTTGAAACCAGCCTGTAAATCAGGACGACCCGTGCCTTTACCTGAGAGATCAAGATCAGTATTGGTCCCTTCGGAGGGAATTATTGTCGTGACGTTAATTGTACTCATCTGCTATTCTCCTTCAGTCGGCCATGTCGGAGTGAATTTTTCTAAAGCATCTGGCGTATCTAAAGCATCTAAATCCGACTGAATTGTTTGTGGGAGATCGCGTAGCTGCTGCTTGACCGTGGCTATTGATTGTTTTTTATCTGTGTTACCAGCCTCATCAGCCCTGATGTATTCAACATCTAACTCAGCCAACCTAGAATTACGTTCTGGTCTAATCTCATCTGTTTTATTGACCCTTGCTTTTGATAAGTTGACAGTAATGTTTGTCCCATCATCTTCCCACGCATTTCGCAACGCAACAGTTCTGTTTACAGGAATATCGCTTTCACTAATTTCCCTAACACTAGTAACTTTGGCTTGGTCATCGGGATGCCATTTCTTTATTTCATCTGAAGGATCGACATAATCTTGAGCCTCCATAATTCGTGCAATCCCGTCCTTAACAATTACAAATTTCCTCATGCCTGATCTCCAAAGGCTTGACAAGCAAAGTCTCTACTATCTTCTGATCCACCACCATCGTTAGCTACCTTCACCTTAAAAGAACCAACCGCCAATGTGTGGACAAAAGCAAAGCTCGTTGAATCAGCGACCATAACAGCAGCGGGGCTGTAGGTGACGGAACTAAAATCTGTGGCTATGGTCATAATTGTTTGACTATCCCCATCATCCGTCACGCTTGTCATGTTATAAGAAGGTCCACCTAGAGTTGGTGTTCCACCGCCTCGTGAGACATAAGCCCACACCTTACACGAGCTAGGCGCTTTTTTTAGTAAATCAGGGGGGATGTATTTATCGACATTACTTTCCCCTTCTATCTCAGCTTGAGATGCTTGGTCAGGACCACCTGATTGAAAAGTTGGGGCTGCTCCCGCACCATTTGAGGTCAAAACTTGTCCCGAACTTCCTGTTACGACATGGGCTGGATTACCAGAGGTATCGTAGGTAATCAAGTTCCCATCTGTTCCAGCAGCCATCTTTGCAAGTGTTACTGCATCGTCTTGTATCGATGCGGTGGGTACTCCCGCAACGCCGCCAACCTTGAAACCTGCTTCCAGATTGGGAACCCCGCTCCCATCTCCCGCTATGGTCAAGTCAGTGTTGGAACTTTTACTTTGGACGGTATCTGCTTTAAGAGTACTCATATCGTTTCCCTAGATGATAGCTAGTGTGCCAGTTACAGTCAATGTGATTCCAGTATTGACAGTGAGTGGCCCTGTGGCAGAAGCGTTAGTAGAGGCAGCTATTACAACGCTAGTTGCTAGAGCCGCATTGTTCACTCTGAAGATATCGGTCAATCCGTTAGTGGTATCGCCTGT